TGTCAGAACAAGAGCTGCAAAAAACAAGAAGACTGCTAAAAGAAAATGGCTTTAATTACGGTCACCTCTTTACCAGAGACTCATACAACCCTTGTCCGAGATCATATAAAGCAAAGTCGTATCCAATCCCTAGTAACCACAAAGCATATGTCTATACTCCAAACACCAAAGACCAACCATCGCAGGAAGCCATAGACAAACTAAAAGCACTCATAGGAGAAGATATCTTTGAAACACTTAATAAAAAAACTAGGCTCCAATAAAACATCTTACCGAAACCTAGCGCGAGAGTGAGTATAAGTAACTAGTATTTATGGCCTCTTCTTTAATCTACTAAGGGCCTTTTCTTTAGTTTCTTCTGGACTAAAGTCTATCTCGTAACCAGTTTCTTCTTTTATAATCTTTTCTGCTATTTGCTCAATTGGTGTATCATTCCTTTTAAGGAGCTTAGGTGTCATATAACCAACGAATCCAGCACCAACAACAACGAGAATCTTAAGAATTAATGGAAAAATGAACGACATTTGTTTACTCCTTGATTTAAAACAAACTATCTATGTCCTTAAATCATATAGAAATTAAGAACTACCTAGGTCAACAGTAAAGGAGAACTGTCATGGGAAGAACTATCAAGTTTGCACTTTATGGGAAACCAATACCCCAAAAAAGACATCGCCATAATCAAAACAAAGCATACAACCCACTCGCCGTAGAGAAAAAGAACCATCAGTTTCTCCTCAGACAATACACCAAGACCATTCCATCCCTAGCCCAATCCCTACTTTGTGGTCCAATCTCAGTCGACATAACATTCTTTATGCAATTACCAGAAACTAAAAGCTGCCGTAAGACCAAAGGCCTATACCATACCTCTAGACCAGACATAGATAACCTTATAAAGTTTATATTAGATGTAATGTCAGATGTAATATACGCCGACGACGCCTATGTATATAAAATAAACGCCACAAAGAAATACTCTCATAAAGAAAGAACAGAAGTTACCGTACAAGAAGAAGTACAAGAACTTATAGAATGGGATAAATACAATGGCTAAAGCCCAAAAAGCAGACAAACCCAAAACTAGCATAGCAATCACCAAGAAGAAAAAAATACTATATCGTGAATTAGACGAGTATAAAGACCTATTCACACATAGACTTACCCCTGCACCAATTCTCTTTATAGAGAAGCTTTCTGAGCAGATAGTAGAATGGGCTTACAATAATGAAGACGCTTTAGTCCTGGATAGATTCTGGTTCTCTAAAGGTATATCTACAATGGTAATATATAACTGGCGAAAGAAACATAAAGTTCTCGACAATGCATGCCTTCTAGCGAAACAAATGATAGGGATAAGACGCGAAGAAGGTGGACTCACTAAAAAGCTAGACAGTAACATGGTTACGAGAACCGCTGCCATGTACTCGTTAGACTGGAAAGCACTCGAAGAATGGCGAGCAAAGATTAATCAAAAAGAAGACAAATCTGATACAAGTAACATCACATTTGTTCTCGAACAGTTTCCAGATTCTAAACTAGTACCCGTTAAAGCTAAAGAAGATGATTAATGTTTAATATATAAGGAGATTAAGTGAATTTTGAATTTAGAAGCAAACAAAAGATAAGCGCTGTAAATAATAGTGTAACCTTATTTTTTAGTATGTTTGAAGCTATAGATAATGGATCAAGTATCGATGCGTCTTGCGGCGTTAACGGAGCATCTCCTAGTGAGATTGGTTTTAAAGATATAGAAAAGACCCTCTATTCATTTAGTGGAAACGAAAAAGATCTTTCTTTTAAGAAAGGCTGTAAGTATTACATTATCTGTTCGGATGATGTATCTCAAGATGTTGGTAATGCATGTAATTTTATACCGGTTAATGAGTATAAAGACAAACGCTTTTTAATTGAAAAGCAATTCCCAATGGAAATAGGTGCGTTTACTCCGGCTCATAATGATGGAAATGTGTTTAGTATTCCAGTATTAACTGCCCCATTTAATCTTTTAGATACTGATCTATCTAAAAACAAAAAGGACGTCTACGTAATATTTATGCTTAGATATTCTTTTGACACGAACAATTATGAAGTGAAAATGATTCGCGCAACTCTTAGCTAAATTAGTACCCGTTAAAGCTAAAGAAGAAGAATAGCCTGATATATAATTATATATAGTTGACAGTAAGTTTATAACATAGTATAATATATATAACTAAGAAACGGATAGTATATTAAACTTTGGGGGCGAGACGATGATTGTAGATTTTAAGGTAGAGATAGCTAATTATAGCGAATGTGGGCCAAGCTTTTCATATAGTTGCAAATTGGACATGGATAAATTAATTGATGTTGTAGATATTGCCAATAATGTCTTTAGTGGTTTAGAAAATGTAAAAGATCTTGTCTATTACTATGTTGCTGCATATGCAAATAATTCAAGTTTTCCAGATTCTTCGCATCTCGGTGGTCCAGAAGATGCAAGCAATAGCTTTAGTGAAGTTGAAGAGTTCTACTTAGATAGAACTGTAGAGGATATGGATCTACAGGTAGAAGACGAGTTAAAAACACAGATACGTGGGGTTGTCGCGCAAGCGTTATTTAAGACATCTGAATTTATTAGGCTTACGAGCTAGTAAGCAGTATAAACGCAAAGGAGAAGCGAATGTGGACGTTTTTTAGTAGGACAGCTTCAGCAGGATCATCAGTTGAAGACGAAGTGAAGAAGCAAATTGATGCTTTTAAGAAAGTCATGGTTAAAGAGAGAAGAGAAGAAGCGGAGAGGAAGCGACGACTTAAGAAGCATATCGCTAACAAATTAGATATCTTTCGGAAAGACCTCAAAAAAGAAAGAGCAGAAGAGTACTTCAAACTTTTGCTTGAAATCAGAAAAGAAAAAGAATCAATGCATAAAACAAGCTAGGAGAGTAGGTGGAATATGCAACGAGAAAGATTCTTAACGAATTTAAGCCACGTTCGTATCAGCTTCCGATTGTAGATGCCATTGAGAATAAGGGTTATAAACGAGTAGTAGCCATTCTTCCACGTCGTTGCGTAGCCAAAGGTACCAATGTAACGACATCAGACGGTTCTGAAAAACTCATACAACACGTAGAGCCAGGTGATAAAATACTGTCATTTAATGGTGATAGAGTAGTTACCGATATCGTTAATCACTGTTGGTATGTAGGTAAAAAAAAAGCCATAGAAATAAGATCACCTAAGTTTCTAAAGATCGTAACCAGTAAAGACCATCTGTTCTACTGCGATGGAGAATGGATAAAGGCATCAGATATCTTGCCTGAAACAAGACTATTCCAACGAAATAGAACTTTTCATGCAATGGAGAGCTCTATTAGTCCCGTAACTGAACATACCAGCCGAATCGTTGAAGAATGTGAAATGTATGACATCGAAACGAAACGTAATCACAACTTCTTTGCCAACGGATATCTAGTCCACAACTCTGGAAAAGACATTGTTGCCTGGAATCTAGCGATAAGGCAGTGCGTTAAGAAGGTATGCGTGGTTTATTACATATTCCCTACGTACTCTCAAGCTAAAAAAGTGATCTGGGATTCGGTTACGAACGAAGGAAAACGTTTCTTAGACTTCATTCCCAAGGAGCTCGTCCTATCTACTAACGGCCAAGAGATGAAGATTAGGTTTGTTAATGGTTCGCTTCTTCAGCTTGTGGGAAGTGACAATGTAGATTGTTATGACAACAAAACTGAGATACTAACCGAAGATGGATGGAAATTATTTAAGGATCTTAATAAGGCGGAGCTCGTAGCCACGCTTAGCGAAGGACACCTTGTATATGAGAAGCCAGTTGCGTACGTAGCTAAGCAATACTGTGGCGAGATGTACCGAGGGCTAAGTTCATCATTTGACTTTTTAGTTACTCCGACTCATCGCTTTTTTGTTAGGTCTAGTAAGGGATTTTATAAGTTTAAAACAGTTCAAGATCTTAGCCTTTCTGGTGACAGTGTTCCTTCTACGTGTTTATGGAACGGTGAAGATCGTGATACGTTTTCCTTTCCAGTGATTTCTTCTGTATGGATAACTGGAAAGGGTCGTAGGTGTGAAAAGATTTATGACAAAACTATCGACATGGCTGACTTCGTTGCACTTTTAGGAATCTTCTTAGCTGAAGGAAGTACCTATAAAGATCATAAAACATATAGAACTACCATCAGTCAGAAAAAAGAAGCAATACGGTCTCAAATAGAAGCTCTTTTAGACCGTTGTGATATGAAATATGTGTACAGCGGAGTAAATTATTCTATCGAAGATAGACAGCTTTATGAGTACTTCAGCCAGTTCGGGCTTCAAAAAGATAGGTTTATACCAAAAGAGATTAAAAACCTATCAGTAAAATACCTTCGCATTTTGTTTGATTGGCTTGTTAAGGGCGACGGTCACGTAACTAAAGATGGTAGAATTAAATATTATTCTACCTCAAAGAAGCTAATAGAAGATGTTCAAGAAATAGCAATTAAGCTTGGGTATAGTGGAAACGTTTCAATTAAAAACAACATCGGAGATAAGCATTGGTTTAAGAGAGAGAATCGTTTTGTTGAAAACAAACATGTTTTGTATCAATTCCTAGTTAGAACATCAAAGTTCAAGCGGTTTTCATCTTCAAAAAAGAAATATATTACAAAAGAGAACTATGACGGTATTGTTTACTGCGTTTCAGTTCCTTCTGGTGTAATTAAAGTTAGACGCAATGGAAAGGAAATGTGGTCCGGAAATTCTCTTGTTGGAAGTAACCCTTATGCATGCATCTTCTCAGAATATGCGCTTCAAGATCCTCGAGCTTACCAGTTCATACGACCAATACTTACAGCAAACGACGGCTGGGCACTATTTATTTCGACACCGCGTGGAAAAAACAACCTCTACGAACTTTACCAGATAGCGCTAAACTCTACAGATTGGTTCGCCTATAAATTAACACTAGACGACACGAAGCATATTCCTTATTCAGAAATAGAGAAAGAACGTGCCGAAGGAATCATGTCTGAAGATCTTATTTTACAGGAATATTTTACATCGTTCTCTCAGGGTATAGAAGGTGCTTATTACGCTAAGTATTTGGATCGTATGCGCGTTAACAATCAAATTGGACCTGTACCATGGGAGCCAGGCTTCAAGGTACATACGGCATGGGATATTGGCGTTAGAGATTCCACCTCGATCATCTTCTTTCAGACGATTGGTCAGACAGTAAAGCTTATAGATTGCTATGAGAACTCGAAGCAAGGTCTTGAGCATTACGTAAAAGTTCTAGAACAGAAGCCTTACTCTTACGGAAAGCATATCGGCCCACATGACATTAGAGTTAAGGAGTGGGGTTCTGGTATGACTCGCGTAGAAAAGGCGAAGCAGCTGGGGGTTAAGTTTACCATTGCTGATTCGATCTCTATTGAGGATGGAATAGAAGCTGTTCGCTCAGCTTTAAGCAAGATCTGGATCGATCAAACTAAGTGCGCTCCTCTCATAAAAGCACTAGAGAACTATCGACAGGAATATGACGCAAAGAAGAAGGTATACAAGAGCTGCGCTTTACATAATTGGGCCAGTCATTACGCAGACTGCGCCCGTTATTTGTGTATTTCACTGCCTAAAACACGTGATGGATTGTCAGCAGAAGACCTAGAAAAACGCTACAGAGAGGCGATGTACGGTGATCAGGGAGGATTGCCAGATATATTTAGGGATAATAATGGTAGATATTAAGTGGTAGGGGCCCGTCGGGGCCCGAACCCACGACAAATGGCATCCCGACACGGAGTTGAACCGTGGCCCACAGCATGAAAAGCTGTTGTTCTACCACTAAACTACCGGGACACTAACTAATCCAGTATTTCTGATTCTTTTCTATTATTTCTTCTCTGCCACCACCATTCCGTCTTTGGTTCTGGTTCTATTCTAATCCCTTGCATTAAGAATTCACGTAAAATCTCTAACGTATGGCCAACTAATGCATTAGTTGGAAATGTGATATCTAATTTTAGACCGCTTGGAAACGTGATGTAAGCTTTTTCGGCCATCTTGCTTACCTCGTCTCTTGTTAGGATAAGGCGAATGTCTTTAAACTTTTCTTCCATCAGTTCTCCTCAGACTATTAATATATATAACTAAATTATACAATATTATACAATTCTCGTCAATCTTATGTCGGGCCGAGTCCTGGAAGTCATATTCAGCGTTTTTTTGTTTAGCGTATCTCTTTACTGTAAACACGTAATGGGATACACTAAACAAAGCTTGGGTACTACCTAAACAAAGCTGGTGAAGTATCTAATACAAAGGAAAAGAAAATGTCAGAGAGATTTGTATCATTTAAAGAAGCAAAAGAGTTCATGAAAACTCAAAATATTAAATCCATAAAGGAAATTAGAGAGTGGTCTAAAACAAAAAGGCCTCCATTTATTCCTAGCAATCCTGAGACATTTTATAAAGATAGTGGATGGAATGGGTTTCCAGACTTTTGCAGTTATGAAATAATGCCATGGAAAGTTTTCTTACCATTTGAAGAAGCAAGAGCCTTTGTTCATACATTAAAATTTAGAAGCATAAAAGAATTTAGAGAGTGGGCTAAAACAAAGGCCGATGCTAAAAAGATACCTATGGGTCCTAAGGAGGCTTATGGAAACAAAGGGTGGAAGGGATATAGAGACTTTTGTGGTTACAGTTTAGAATGGCTTAATTTAGATACATATAATGACTAAGGTATATGGAAGTAAGAGGAGCACCTATACTGCAGAGAATTACGGTTAAATTTAATGAAGAAGAAACCAAATCTACCTGTGAAGAATTTCTTTCTACGTTGAGTGAGGATGAGCTTGCTGAGTTTAATGCTGAACACGAGATCTTAGTGCAGCAGGAGTTGGAACTTAAATCTAAAGAGAATCAATCTCAACTTGTCGGTCCGAATCTGCCCTCCACTAAGTAATAATCTTGCTATAAATAGATAGCACCCCTAAAATAATTATAAAGCGTTAGCTGCAGCTAAATCAATTATCCAATTAGGGGATAAACTATGGCCTTATTCCAGCCTGATCCAGGCTTTTACACCGACAATAACAAGCTAATTTTAGATAGGATGAATCAGTTTTACGCTGATAGCATTACGATCAACCAATCATTTTGGTCCGAGGCTGATACGGATGTTCGCTTTGAGGCCGGTGATCAGACTTTATGGAATGAGCTCTATGGTACGTTTCCTTCTGCTAATAGAAGACAGTTCAGCTTTAACAGGATCCGTCGTATCGTAAATATGATAAGTGGTTATCAGCGTCGCAATAGAAAATCTACTATCGTTACTCCTGTAGAAAATGGAGATGACTTAACAGCTGATCAATTCACAAAGCTTTTCTATTGGCTTAATTCACAAGAAGGTGTTCTCAATACAGTTTCAGATTCTTTCCATGGTGCTATTGTAACTGGAATGAATCTATTGCAAGTTTGGGTAGATTACAGAAACGATCCTATATCAGGCAACATCAAGGTAGATAACTGTCACCATAATAGCTTCCTAATGGATCCCTACTTTAAGAAGCAAGATCTTTCGGATTGCAACGCCATCTGGAAGCGTTCGTTCCTTACAAAGGCAGAATGCATGTCTCTTCTTCCAGATAGAAAGTCGGACATCGAAGGTTTAAGTAGCACAGATTCTGTAGATGGTAAGTTCGAGTTTCTTCCTGAAAGTCACAAGTGTGGCCCTAAGGATCTGTTAACCTACGATGAATTTTATTATAGGGACTATCGTAAGCAGCGCATGTTGGTTGATACCCAGACTGGAGAGTCATTAGAGTGGAGCTCTAAAAGCGAAGAGTCTCTTAATGAGTTTCTACGCATGTATCCTATGGTCACCATCCTTGAGCAAGACATTCCTACTGTTAAGGTAGCCATCGTTGTTCAGAACGTTGTTATGTACGATGGTCCTAATCCAGTTGGAATAGATAAGTATCCATTTGTTCCCGTGTTCGGTTACTTCAATCCAAGCATGTCTCAGTTCGATAAGAGAATACAGGGCGTTGTCCGTGGTTTACGTGATGCGCAGTATCTCTATAATCGTCGCAAGGTTATTGAGCTTGATATCATGGAGAGCCAGATCAACTCAGGCTGGAAATACAAAGAGAATGCGTTGGTTAACCCTAAGGATGTCTTTCTCAGCGGCCAGGGTCGCGGGCTTGCGCTTAAAGAAGAAGCCCAGATGACAGACGTTGAGCGTATTCTACCGGCACAGGTACCGCCATCAATGTTCCATCTTTCGGAGCTTATGGGTAAAGAGATACAAGAGATCTCTGGTGTTAATGAAGAATTAACTGGTTCTGCTACTGATGATAAGGCGGGTGTCTTGTCTATGTTGAGACAGGGCGCAGGGCTAACAACTTTACAGGGTCTGTTTGATAGTCTAGATCATTCACAGTTATTGCTTGGTAAGATCATGCTCGAAATTATTCAGAACAACTTCACTCCTGGCAAGGTAAAAAGAATTATTGAAGAAGAACCTTCGGCTCAGTTCTATCATAAGGCATTTGGTAAGTATGATGCCGCTGTGGCAGAAGGATTAAACACGACGACTCAAAAGCAGATGCAATTTGCCCAACTCTTACACCTTAAGGAAGTCGGCGTTCCTATTCCCGATTCTGTTTTGATTGATGCAGCTACCATCCAAGATAAAAAATCACTTACGGATGCTATTGAGCAAGCTAAGCAAGCCGAGCAACAATCAGCACAGATTCAGCTTCAGGCTACCCTTGAAGAACAAAAAGCACGAACCAATCTTGCAGACGCTAGAGCAGTTGCAGATCAGGGTCTTGGTCTTGAGCGATTGAGTCGAATCGAAGAGAATAAGGCATTATCAATAGAGCGAAAAGCAGAAGCTTCAAAAGACAGAACAGCTAGTCTTCTTAATCTTGTGAAAGCAATGCAGGAAATAGAAGGAGCCGATATACAGCAACTTGAGCAAATAATTAGGCTTTCTTCTGTAGTTCAGCAGTCGGAAGATGTAATTAGCCAACAAGGTGAAAGCAACGATAGTTCTATTGAGCAGCAGGCTCAAGGTATGATCAATAAAGTAAAAGATACTGCTCTTTCTGAAAAAGTTGGACAGATGAGTGAGCAGGCTGGTAACAACGTCGAAAACGTAGTCCAGTAAGCGCTGGATATGGATAGAGGCATAACCTTGCTGCTCATATAGTATGAGTAAGCAGTTTCCGAGAAAGGGCAACGAGATGGCAAAGAGATATTATAACGACGGCGATCTTGGTGGAATGATTAAGGAAGACAGAAGTTCGATGTGTAATCTTCCACAAAATGTGATCATTAAGAAGTATCCTTCGGCTACTGGATTCTCTACCGAGAAGCTTAAGGATGGCATTGGCGCAGTAGACAGCCAGATGAAAAAGGATAATTCCAAGAAGAAAGCCGGATTGCAACCAGAAAAAGTATAAAAATGCCTATAATGATCAGGAGCAACAAAAAGGCTACAAAAATAGCCTATGATATTTTAGGTGCGCCTGAGAATATGCGTAAGAAAAGCAACAAGAAAGCTCCGAAGCACAACTCCAATGTTAAAAGCAACCAAGAGGCTGAGAATTTCTTCCGCATAGTTGGGCGTTAATAAAGGCTTTTCTCCTTAGACAGAGGGCGGGTACCTAAAGGTTTGGCTACTACTAGGTACGCGTCCTCTAAGTTATTGTTTGATAGTTAACTTTTGAAAGGATTGGTTATCGTGGAGAAACTAGGAGAAAGAATGAAGACCGTTGGTGAGCTATCTCAAGAGCTGTTGCTAAAGGCTACGCCTTCTTCGCACAGTGTGTCAGAGCAAGCAAGCGAGCAACTTGGAGAATTCGAAAAGAATGTATACATCTGCCTTGAAGAACATAAAAAAATATTCGATGGCGACTTTTTCATTGTAGTTTTGACCAAGAAAGAAAAATTACTAGAAAACGTGATTCGTAATTATTTTTATGGACGTATTTCGTGTCCTACTCCAAACTATGATCAAATCGTCTATAAATATTCCAGGGAAGAAGACTCTCTAGAGCCTTTATGGGTTATTCCAGACCAAAAGACATGCTTGTACTTTAAATGGTACACGGCCGAAGTTAACCCGACCCAATTCGAGCTTCTTTCCAATGTACTCAAGTTTGAAGATGGGACTCTTTTCAAGTTAGCTAAGGAATTGAACGGAGAAAAAGAGAAAACGCCAGACCTAAAGGATGATTAATGGTAGAAAAAGAAATAGCCATGCCACCACTTCCAGAAGAAACAACAGAAGAAACAACAGAAGTAGCAGCAACAGAAGAACCTTCAACTGAAGAAACCGTCGAGCAGCAAGAAGAAACAACCGAAGAAGCGCCTCAAGAGGTAGCTTCAGAATCTTCTCAGCAGATGAACTTTAGGGCTCTTAGATTAGAGAAGGAACGCCTTGAACGTGAAAGAAATGAAGCGTATAAAAAACTTTATGATCATGAGAATTCAAGAAAAGAAGTTAAGCCTAAAGAAGACCCTGAAGAGTTTATGGATGTTTCCCTTGCCGATGATGACCTGTTTGAGGGACGACATTATAAGCAGATTCAAAGGCAGCTTAAAAAACAACAAGAAACCATAGATAGATATCAACAGGAATCAAACCTAAGCACTACCGAAGTTAAGCTTAAAAATAAGTACGCCGACTTCGACTCTGTTGTTAACGAAGAGAACATTAAAAGATTAAAAGAATCAGAGCCAGAGCTGGCGGCAGCAATAGCATCTACAAATGACATGTACAGTAAGGCCGTCTCTGCCTATAAGATGATAAAGCAGTTAGGAATACACGTAGTAGACAACTATGGTTCTGATCGCGATATAGCAAAAAACAATGCCTTAAAGCCTAAGCCACTTGCCTCTGTTTCTCCACAACAAGGTGAATCCCCTCTGTCCAAGGCCAACGCTTTTGCTAACGGTCTTACCCCAGAGTTAAAGAAACAATTATTGAAAGAGATGGTAGACTCTAGTAAAGGATATTAGTTTTTTGTACTTTAAATAAGTAGACTAGATTTAGCGTGAGACCATGGGATCGCAACCCCCTCGATTTCTCGTGGCGTATCGGGATTCGCCATCCCATCGGACAGATTTCAAGCTCTCGTCCAGCTTAAGTTGTATTTGGGATGATTTATAACTTAAGGATCTAATTATGGCTATCACAACAACGACTGTACTGTCTGCCCCTGTGCAGCAGAGTTTCAGCTACAAGCTGCTCTCTGTGCCAGTACCGAATCTTATTCATAAGATTCCTTCAATGAAGAAGACCATGCCAAGGAATGGTGGAACAACATTGCGTATGAGACGTTATAACGCTCTTGATACGGCAATGGTACCACTTGGAAACACTGGGGTTACTCCTCCAGCACAGACCCTATCTGCAGTTGACATAGATGCAAAAGTCTCATTTTACGGTTTCGCGTAGGTGCCGTATGACTGACTCTGACAAAATGACCTACATACAGCTTAACGAACAAGTTACGCTGCAGAGTCAGGATCCCGTTAATATACAGGCGGGATTAAAACCGACCCTTATTGACTTGGAAGCCCTAACGTATAGACGAGGGCGACAGGGGCCAAGGTTTAGTTTTTTAAACTAAACCGGGCTGAACGACTTAGCGGGTTGGACCCTTATTACAGGGTATGCGAAAGTCTGAACTCCCGAGGAAACCGGGAGAGGAGAATCCGAAGAGTTTCTCCCGCCTCAAATGAGGTCATAAAAGTAACAGATTGCTTGAACGAAGCTGCCAAGAGATTAGGTGTGAGTCTTCGGCAAACAGAGGATCAGTTAACTAGAGACATGTTGGCTGCTACTGCAGGATTCATTAATTGCACCTCAGGTGTGAACGGCGATAATCCTACAGAAATTACGCGTGGCGACGTTAACGAAGTTGTTAGAACTCTATTGAATAATGATGCCTATACGATTATGGACAACATTGAAGGTGACGATAAGTTCGGTACAGCTCCTGTACGTGATGCTTACTTTGCACTTTGTTCTACACAACTTACAGGTGACTTGGATAATGTTTCTGGATTTCTCCACAAGAATCAGTATCCAGCACCTATGGAAGCATTAAGGTCCGAATGGGGTAACATTGGTAACCTTCGTTTCTTAGTGTCTTCAATTGGTTCTGTTACTGAAAGTGCGTCTAACCTTGGAGCAGATGTATATAATATCTTCTGCGTTGGTATGGAAGCATATGCGAGTGTTGAGCAGGATGGATACAGTGCAAGCTTTATATACAGGCCACCTATATATGATGGTCCACTTGCATTGAATGCATCGGTAGGTTACAAGTTTGCGGAAGTTCCCAGAATTACCAATGACTTGTGGGTTATTAATCTTAGAGCCACCCTCGCAGCATAAGAAAAGGAAACTATAATGGCTTATGACACAGTTCTTCAACAGGGTGAATTTACATCAGACGGTACGGATAAGATTATTGCACTAAGGTCCGATGTAGATTGGGTCGAGGTTTATAATCTTACCAACATCGCCGCTAGTACACAGTGGGCTGCAGTTAAATGGTATTGGCAGAGAGAGATGACTGATGATGACTCTATTCTCGACTTCCATGCTACTGCTTCTCAGATTATTTCAAAGTCTACATCAGCAGTTGGGTTTAATGGTGCAGTTTATAGAGGAATTAGCCTAGTTGATTCTTCTGATAAAACACCTGGCGCAGCAGTTGCGATGACGGCTGGAACAAACGCGACAATACCCGTATATGACACAGGTACAACAGGAAGAGTTATTGCAGGTAGTATTGTAAGAATCCAAAACACAGACCAAACAAACCTTAACGGCTTAGATTTTACCGTTGATACGGTTGTTTTGGATACGAGTTTTAGATTAGCAAATACACTAGCAACGGCTCCTGGTGTAGTGGCTGGTGCAGCGGGAACATACCGCTACATCGCTCCTAATGCAACTGTATATAACATGTTTAATCCTAAAAAACGTGTTGTTGCAAACGTTACAGCAGCTAGTCCAGGCGTAGTAACTACACTTGTTGATCATGGTTATTCAACTGGCGACAAAGTAAGGATGAGAATTACTGCCGCTTGTGGAATGATTCAGCTTGACGAGCAACTTGTTACAGTTACTAACCTTACTGCGTCAACATTCTCAATTGGTGTTGATACATCTGGATATACAGCGTTTAATTTCCCATTACCAGCAGCTGTTCCATTCACGCCTTCGGAAGTAATTCCTGTAGGTGATGAGCCAATGGAAAATACCGCATTTATCGGTATGATCCTTGGAACAAGCAGTGATGCTGCCGTTGCACTAGGAAGTCCCGGTGGAACAAGTACTGACGTGATAAAGTGGAGAGCAGGTAAATCGTTTGCAACTGATATTGCATAACGATCTGTTCTGAAGAAACACGATTAGATAGGGGGCCTCTGGGACCCCGGTGGGTCCCCTATCTATAATTTAAGGAGACATTAAGATGGTTGAAGAAATTAAAGAAACTATAGAGAACAAAGAATCTTCGGATAACAAAGTAACTGCAATGCGTTCGAGAAGAAGAGTTGTAGCAAATAAAAGCACAGCAAAGAAAGCACCTAATCTAAGGTTTCAACGAGACAAAGACAGAGAGAAGGTGAGAGGGATTTTTAAGTTTTATGAAGTTCCATCGGGCCAATTGGCTTTTTCTTATAAAGCGTACAAAGAAGACCAGGTTGAAACATATACATTGGTTGATGGTAAAATTTATACTTTGCCTTTGGGTGTTGCAAAGCATTTAAATAAAAACGGTAGTTATCCTGTACATAGTTACTTAAAAGATGAATCTGGAAACGTATCGATGAAGATAGGACAAAGAGTTAGACGATTCGGCTTCCAGAGTTTAGAGTTTGTGGACGTTGAAGATTTCACTAATGAACCGTCTAAAATAGTTAATGTTGAAAAAATTTACTAGTTATATTGAGTAGTTTTACTAGTTACATTAATAGTATTAAAGGTAGTTGTGATATATAGGTTGAAATAAAAAGGGATGTGAAATGCCTGATAGTACTCTTTCTACGTTAAAACAAATAAGAATCAAAGTTAGAAGATTAACAAGGTCTCCATCCGCTTCTCAGATTTCAGACGACTCTATAGATAAGTACATTAATACATTTGTTCTTTATGATTTCCCTGAACATCTAAGAACGTTCTCCCTAAAGACGACTTTGGTGTTCTATACAGAACCATTTATAGATACGTACTCAGGAGACAACATTGTTACAAACTTCGATAATCTCTATACGAATGTTTATGACAATACTTATATAGCTGGCGAGAGACAATTGTTTTCTCAAAATCGTGAGCAGTTCTTTGCATTGTATACAAAGATAGCGAGTGTAGAGTCTATTGCCACAGGAGATGGCGTTACAGTTAATTACACAGGGACGCTAACCAGTATCCTTACCTTAAGGAATCATACCGCATTTACTTCTGTGGCTACGGACGTAACAGGACTAGAAATGCATGACGTGCCGAACGATCCAAATGATGGTACGGGAACCTTCTCTGGTGATGTAGGAGCCGCAAGTACGCTTAATTATACTACCGGAGTCTATGATATTACATTTAATGCCGCTCCCGGAGATGGCTACAACGTAATGAGTCAATACGTTTCTTATGCTGCAGGAAAACCTAATGCTGTTTTATACCATAACAATGAACTTACCTTTAGACCTGTTCCCGACATGCCTTACAGGGTCGAACTAGAAGTTGCCGCGAGACCGACAGAATTGCTTAATGATGCTTCAATGCCTGAGCTATCGCAGTGGTGGCAGTACATCGCCTACGGTGCATCTAAGAAGATATTTGAGGATCGCATGGACATGGATAGTGTTGCGTTAATAATGTCTGAATTTAAGCAGCAAGAGACGTTAATAAATCGAAGAGTAATAGATCAGCAAACAAAAGAGCGGACTGCTACTATTTATGTAGATGGTTCAACTGTACCGTTTGATAAATTTTAAATGAACAGGAGTTAATCATGGCATATAATAATGCAAAACCATCCGCACTTGATAAACTAAGACAATCTCAGGCAGATATTCAACAAAACTTCGCTGCTATTCAAACATTAATCGAAGTTAACCATGCTACTTTTGCTGACGCATCCGAAGGTAAGCATAAACATGTTACATTTCCAGAGCAAGCAACTAGTCCAGCAACAGATGCTAATGAGGTTGCACTTTATAGCAAGGTAAATGGTGCTGGAGAAAGTGCTTTAT